CATATCACCTTGAAGGATCGCTGCCGGCGCGGCGCGGGCTGTTCCTTAGAGGCTACGGACGCCGCCAGCTGGGCCTCCAACTGATCCCACATCGTCGCTCGGTTGTAGCGGCGTTTCAACAGCTCCAGCATCGCCAGGCAGTACACCTTCAGGTCAAGCGGTTCGTTCCTGGCGCCGCTCGGCTTCACCCACTCCAGCACCTGAAACCCCTTCACGTAACGCGGCTGCAGACGTTCACACGTCAGACCCTGCAGATAGTCCTCTGTCGTTGCATCATCGAAGTTGATATACCCGGCGCCGGGTTCGTCAATCTTCAGCCGGCTGTAGATCGTGCGCTTGATCGCATGCGTGCCGATCATGTAGAGGGTGACGCCACCCTTTACCGTCTTGCCCCTGAACGTCACGTCCTGTTTCGTGCCCTTGCCAATCACTGGCGCGTTCTTCTGGCTGCTGCCCTTGATTGCCACCACGCCGTCCTTCACGTGCTCGCGGCAGTAGCTGTAGCCCTCGCTGGTGTAGTGGCCGCCGGTGTCGATTGCGCAGTGGATCGCCTTCAGCTTGCCACCGTTGGCGTGCGGCCACTCGATCTCGCGGATCGTCGTCACCTGCTCCCACACGTGATCCTGCCCCGGGTCGCCCTCGATCTTCTGGTGCCAGATCCGCCACGCCTGATCGCCGCGGCCATAGCCCCACACCGACACCTCCAGCCAGGTGTCCTGCACATCAACCGCCATCAGCACCGCCAGCACACCATCAGGGCAGGTGCCGGGCTTGTAGCCGCCTACGCGGGCCAGTAGGCCATCGGCGCTCACCTTCGCCAGGCTCTCATCCTCCCAGGCCTCAGCGGCGCGCTTGTTGACCCAGCCCTTGAGCAGCAGCGGGTCAGACTTGGCCCGCAGGAACTCATCGCGGATCTTCTCCCAGCTGAGCCAGCCATACGGCGCATACCACCCGGGCAGGTGGAAGCCCGCCGTCTCGCCGTCGCCCTTGGCGGTGGGCTGCCAGATCCCGCCGGCCAGCATCGTGGTCTTGTGGTGCTGCGCCACCCGCTCGCCACACACCGGGCACTGACAGAACACCTCGCCGTCGCGGCGGTCCCAGACCATGTGCGGCCACTCCAGCACCGCGTGCTTGCCGCAGCAGGGCATCAGCACCGCATAGCGGCGCCGATCGGAGCGCACCTCAAACTCAGCGGTGATCCGGCATGCGCCGCGGGTGCCGGGTGTGCTGGTGACCAGCGCCTTGCGGTCGGGGAAGTTGGTCTGCCTAGCCTCGGCGTTCTCCAGCGGGTCGCCCTTGTCGTCCATCTCCAGCGGCAGACTCGACACCTCATCAGCCCAGACGTTCTGCGCCGGCATCCCCTGCGCGGCGCTGCCGCTGTTGCCGCCGATGATGCTCACCAGCATGTCGCCCTGAAACTCCTTGAGGAACATGGCATTGGCCGCGTCCCTGGACTTCGTGCTGATCTGCTTTGCGGCCACCGCCGGCGAGTCGGTGAACAGCGGCGTGAGGCGCTGACGGATCTGCCGCTTGGCGAAGCTCTCGGTGGGGAACATCGCCAGGAACGGCGACGGGTCCAGCGCGATGGTGCGGCCCAGCCAGTTCAGGCCCACTTCGGTCTTGCCGGTCTGGCTGCCGAAGATCAGCACCACCCGCTTGATGCGCTTTTCGCGGGGGCTGAGCAGATCCATCGGCTCGCGCAGGTACGGCACCCGATCGGTGCGCCATTGCCCCGGCTCTGAGCTGCTGCGGCGGGTGAGGATGCGTTCCGTATCGGCCCACTCGCTGACCGTCAGATCCAGCGGCGGCTGCAGGGCCTCGATGAACGCCTGGCGGTAGACCGTCGCGCCATCAAGCGGCCTCATGCTGCAGCCCCCTGAGCGCATTCCTGATCTCGGCTTCCAGCAGATCGCTGATGGCCTGGCTGTCCTGCATCGTGGCCATCTTCGCGGCGTTGCGGCCGGGGATGGTCAGCAGCAGGTCGCGGACCTGTTTTCCGAGCCGGCTGGCCTCCTGGCGCACCTCATCGGCGCTGATGAGCTCCTTCTTGGTGCGCTGCAGCTCCAGCCGGGTGAGCTCAGCCTCGTAGACCGCCTTGGCCCGCTTAGCCTGCGCCAGCGATGGCCCGCCGCCCTCCGGGTGCGGCTGGCGGGTGTTCGGCGGTTCCGGCAGCTCGCCGCTGTCGGGCATGTTGTTGGTGTTGCCGGCCCACTGCGCATCAGCCAGCGGTGCATCGATCTGCCAGCGGCCGTTCACCTTGCGCACGGCGGGCTCGGTCAGGCGGCCAGTGTCGATCGCCTTGAGCACCGCCACATGGCTGGTGCCACGGAGGCCCCGCGCCTTTCGGTGCTTGGCGTAGGCCTCTAGGTTCACGTCCGCCCCATTTGCAGAAGGTCGCGATCGGTCGCCACCGCCATGTCACCAAGCGGTTGATGCGCGGCACCGACCGCCGCGGCCCGCGGGTCGAGGCCCGAAGTGACGTAGGTGAATCCGGCCGGCGCACCGATGCGCGGCAGGTCCGGCCGGAAGATCGGCGGCTGGTCCAGCGAGGGCTCCCAGGTCGCCAGCCGCTCGTCCTGCGGAACGGCCACCACCACGCCGCGGGAGAGGTCGTCCAGGGTGCGAAGGATCAGGCGCAGGCCCATCGGCTGCAGCACTTCGCGCCACAGCTCGCCGGGGTCGGAGCCGGGCGGAATGAAGCACCAGTCCTGCGCGGCGATCGGCCCGCCGTCCACGTTCTTCGACAGCCAGTAGACGGAACCGCCGGTCACCCGGTCGCCCATGCGGATCGCCCAGCGGATCGCGTCGCGGCCGCGGTGGAGCGGCAGCAGGGACGGGTGGTAGCCGATGCCGCCCAGCACCGTTTTGTGAAGCGTGCCGGCGCCGATGAAGTCGTGGCTGTGAGCGGCGACGATCAGGTCTGCGCCGTCGGGCATCGTGTCGGCACTGAGGGTGCCGGACGGCAGCACATGCTGGGTGCCGGCGCGGACCGCGGCCTTGTGGAGCCGATCGCCGATCGGAGCGCAGACGCCGATCACGTCATGGCCGGCGGCGGTGATCGACTCGAAGACGCGCTGGCCGAAGTAGCGGGTGCCGCAGAGAAAGACTTTCACGGCCGGTCTCCCACATAGCGAAAGCCGGAGACGGCGCGAAGGTGGCCGCCGTAGCCGCATCCTTTCTTTGAGCCGCCCATCTGCTGACTAGAAAGAACCCAGCGCTTGTTTCTTGTCAAAGCTGCCACTAGTCCGGGGTGGCTTGTGTGAATGATTCCAGTCATTCGCTTATTAAAATGGGTTTCTCCGTCAAACCAGCGGCGCGCCACGTATTCCAGGAACTTGATTCCAACGCCAGCGCCCTGCCACTCCGGCATAACAACAAGCCGCGTAAGCCGCGCGTATTTCAGCCCGGTTCCCGGCGCTACCGCAAGGTGCGCCACCGGCTCCCCCTTATGCTCCGCGATGTAGTAAGTAGCGCACACGGGATTTGGCAAGTCTAGGTAGTGATGCGGCTTAAAAAACTTCCACGCTGCCGAAGAACTTGTTTCGTAAATGTCGATGTCGATATTTGGCCTACGTTGAAGACACCCCCGCGCATAGCGCCAGTACTTGGTATCGAGAACCCAGTCCGGCGTCAGCCACTCGATGATGTCGTAGTGGCAGCTCAGCAGGATGATCTGCCCCTCGGTGCGGCGCCAGGCCTTGGCGAACGCCGACGCGCCGATCTGCGCGATCTGCCGGTCGACCACGCTGGTGAACTCGTCCACCACGATCGCTTTAGGCTCCTCGATCACGATCCGGGCCATCTCGGCCCGAAACCGCTCGCCCATGCTCAGCACGTGGAACGGCCGCAGCCACGACGGCACCGTGCCCAAGCCCACCGCCGACAGTGCGCCGGTCACCTCGCCGAAGTCGCGGCCGGGGCCGATCTGCTCAATGATCGGCTTCTCGGGATTCCACTCGAAGCCTTGGTGCAGCTTGCCGCCGCCGAGCAGCTCGCGGCCGATAGTGGTCTTGCCGGTGCCGCTCGGGCCGACCACCAGGCCGATCTTCCAGTCGGTGCCCTCGATCGGCAGGTCCACGTCAACGGTGTGGCTGGCGCCGTCGCTCTCGGTGACGTTGAACATCGACCGCACCCTGGCGGCGCGGTAGCCCTTGTAGACCGGGCTCTTGACGGTGGTGTGGATCCTCATACCGTCAGCAGCCGGCAGGTCATCCCGCGGCCGGTCAGGTCTTCGTAAACCCGTTCCTGCTCGGCCTCGTCGGCGCACTCCACCGCCACGGCGTACTTCTGCTCGTAATCCTTGCCGGGGTCGTCGGCTCCCGGTGGCGGCGCATCATCATCGATCCCCTCCGGGTCCAGCAGCCCCGCCAGCTCATCCTCTGACCAGCCCATGAGGGACAGGTCAAAGTCCACCAGGCTCAGCGCGGCGATCTCCTGCTGCAGCAACTCCTCATCCCACCCCGCATTGAGCGCCAGCTTGTTGTCCGCCAGCACGTAGGCCCGGCGCTGCGTCGGCGTCAGGTGGTCAAGCACCACCACCGGCACCTCAGCCAGCCCCAGATCCTTCGCCGCGGCCAGCCGGCCATGGCCCGCAATGATGCCGTCATCGCTGGCCACCAGGATCGGGTTGGTGAAGCCGAACTCCTCGATGCTGGCCCGGAGCTGGGCAATTTGCTCAGCGCTATGGGTCCGTGCATTTTTTTCATAGGGGACCAATCGATCAACCGGCCAGCGCTCCATTCGGCTGGCCATCGCAGGGAAGCCCGTTGCTGTTTTGCGTGTCATGCCGTAATCTGGAAACGAAAGTAAGCACGGCCAATCCGGCCGCATGGAATGGGGCTCTGTGAATGCGGCTGCGGCGCTGACGTGGCAAATGGCAAACGGTTTGTTTCTGGCCACAACAGCCGAGTGAGGTTTAAGCCTCGCGTTGAGCGAGCCTGCCAGTTCTGCAGAAAAATGTTTAGCGGCACTGATGCTGCGATGCGCAGTCGGGTGTACTGCTCAAGCGCCTGCCGCGACGAAGAAAGGCGCCGCAGGACTGGCCCTCTTAGCCAGTCGTACACACCGCGACTCACAGTCGCTTGCGCGACGTGCGGAACTCCGGTTTCCGTGACGCCCGGCAGGATTGGGTCAAGGGCTGACCAGTACTGCTCTCCTAAGTGCGGCAAAGAAGGCCGGCGAAAGAAAATCAAGGGGCGGCCAAAGGAGGTAAGCCACTGGCGAACACTCGCCAAGCGCCTGTACGGACCAAGGTGCGTTCTCTGCGGCTTTGACGCGATTGTGGAAGTCCACCACCTGCAGCCCCGGTCGAAAGGAGGGTCTGACGAGATCAGCAATCTGGTGCCGGTCTGCCCGAACCACCACGCCATGGCGCACTTGGGGATGGTCAGCATTGAGCAGCTGATCGCAGCAAGAGACGGGTAAGGCACCAGCCGCTCGATCGGCCAGCGCTCCAGCTTGTCCGGCATCACCGGCTGCGGAGCCTTGCTGGGCATAGGGTGGAGGCGGTTGTAACTCAGGTTACAGGGTGCTCGCGCCAGTGGTGGAGCGGGGTTTGGGATGCCTTTCTATTTGCTTTGTAAGCAGGTTTCAAGAATCCGCCGCTTTTCTGTAACCGATTCTCAATACGCCCGCTAGGAAACAAACGCGCGGCCGAAATAAC